CATCGTGTACACCAGTTCTGGCAGCACCGTTACAGGCATCTCTGGCGCTGAGCTAGACGTAACAACGGGTGCAACCACAGCTGGCTTGCCAATTAAGGCGATTGATATTTCTGCTGATCCAGAAAACTCAGATGTCGCCACGGCGAATACCAACGTTCTCGTTGTGATTCAGAACTCAATCTACGGCCAGAAAGGCGCCGGCTTAGCATAGGAGGCTAACTAATGGCTATTTCAAGAGCACAATTAGCCAAAGAGCTAGAGCCTGGCCTCAACGCTTTATTTGGCATGGAGTACGCTCGTTATGAAAACGAGCACGCCGAGATCTTTGAAACCGAAGCTTCAGACCGAGCGTTTGAAGAAGAGGTGCTGATCGTAGGCTTTGGTAACGCTCGTGATAAATCTGAAGGACAAGGCGTTGCATACGACCAAGCTTCTGAAGGTTTTACTGCGCGTTATACGCACGAGACGGTTGCTTTGGCGTTCGCGCTAACCGAGGAAAGTGTAGAAGATAATTTGTATGACCGCCTTGGTGCGCGTTATACGAAGGCTCTTGCACGAAGCATGGCACACACTAAGCAGGTGAAAGCTGCAAACGTATTGAACAATGCGTTCTCTAGCTCTTTCACTGGTGGTGATGGCAAGTCACTTGTGGCTACCGATCACCCACTGGCCGGTGGTGGCACCTTCTCAAATCGTCCTTCTTCGTTCTCAGATCTGAACGAAACGTCGCTGGAAAATGCGCTGATCAGCATTTCTACTTTTGTGGATGATCGAAACATGATCTTGGCTCTGCAAGGAACCAAGCTGATTGTTCCGCCTCAACTGCAATTCGTAGCTGATCGTCTGCTAGAAACACCAGGGCGCGTCGAGACTGCGGACAACGACATCAACGCAATCAGGAACATGGGTCTGCTGCCTCAAGGCTATGCGGTCAACCACTTCTTGACTGACACCGATGCGTTCTTCGTATTGACTGACGTTCCAGATGGCTTCAAGCACTTTGAGCGCAGCCCGATTGCGACTTCTATGGAAGGTGATTTCAACACTGGTAACGTGCGCTACAAAGCCCGCGAGCGATATAGCTTCGGCTTTAGTAATCCACGCGCAGTGTTCGCATCACAAGGCGCATAACTGTTCCACATGGAACAGCAAGAAAGGGGCACTTGTTGCCCCTTTTCTTTTTGTGCTGTATAAACAATCTATCCCTGACAGGCGCATACCGTGCCTGACACTAGCCACGACAGGAGATAACAATGGCTAATACGACTTTTTCGGGTCCAGTCCGATCAGAGAATGGATTTAAGTCCATCAGCAAAGACGCAACTAGCGGTGCGATTACCGAGATCACAACTTACGGTGGCGCTCCAGTTAGCCTCTCAGACGGCAACGTAACCCTAACCAACGCAACTCACAGTGGAAGGATTCTTCTTGTTCCAGACGGTGGCCAAGATAATACTTATACGCTTCCTGCTCCTGTTGCTGGATCTATTTTCAAGTTTGTATACGCTGGTGGCGCTGCTGATGCTACGGACGCGCTTATTGTTACTCCCGGCAACACTAATTTTTATATTGGTGGTGTTACTTTCTTAGATACGGACGGTAACGAGGTTAGCTCAGTATTCTCTGATGGAAACTCCAACAGCAGCATACAGCTGAACGTTCCTGCTGGGTTTGAAATAACCATTATCGGCATAGATACAACCAACTATCAGATCTTTGGGAATGTAACGAGCACTACTGCGCCTGCTTTTGCTGACCAGTAATAGGAGAGCGAGATGGCTGATACAGTCACATCACAAACAATTCAGGATGACAATCGTAAAGCTGTTCTAAAGTTTACGAACATCAGTGATGGTACTGGCGAAAGCGCAGTAACTAAGATTGATGTCAGTGCTCTTCAGGCAAACAGCAAAGGTGACTCCTGCACAGAGGTGGCGATATCAAAGATCTGGTGGCAGTGTGTTGGCATGGGCGTTCAGCTTTTGAATGACGCAACCACAGACACTTTGATCATTGCCTTGTCTCCAGACTCAAACGGTATGCACGATTACACGCCGTTCTCTGGGATACCTAACAACGCAGGATCAGGTAAAACTGGAGACATTCAGTTCACCACGATTGGTGCGAGCAGTGGCGATACATACACCGTAATCCTTGAGGTTATAAAGAGTTATTAATGGCCACTTCTGGAAGCAGAGACTTTGAGCCAGATGTTGCGGAATATATCGAGGAAGCATTTGAAAGATGTGGCCTTGAGTTCCGCACTGGCTACGATGGCGTAACTGCAAGAAGATCTTTGAACCTCTTGTTTGCTGATTGGGCAAACAGAGGATTGAATCAATGGACTGTCACCAATAGCACAACTACGCTTACCACTGGTGATCAGTTTATTGATTTGTCTGCAAGCACGATTGATGTCTTGGACGTTGTCATCAGAAGAACTGAGGGTTCTACAACCACAGACATCACCATGGAGCAGATAGGTAGGTCTGAGTATTACAACATTCCTACTAAATCTACTCAGGCAAGACCGACTCAGTTCTTTCTTGATAAGCAACTGACGCCTCGTCTTTACATTTGGCCAGCATCAGAGAACTCGACAGATCAGTTGATCATCAACAGATTGGTTCGCATCGAAGATGCAGACGCCAGCGTAAACACTGTTGATGTGCCGTTTCGATTCTTCCCTTGTTTGGCAGCAGGACTGGCATACTACATAGCTCTAAAGAGGGCTCCTGATAGGGTTCAAATGCTCAAAGGGTTTTATGAAGAGGAGTTTGCTAGAGCAGCTGACCAAGACCAAAGCAGAGCATCTCTGACGATATCTCCAGGTCTTAGATCTAGGTTGGCATAATGTCTTTTGCTTCTGGCAAGTACGCGATTGCCATATGCGATAGGTGTGGCTTTCAATACAAATACCTAACACTCAAGAAAGAGTGGACGGGCTTTCGTGTTTGTCCTGAGTGCTACGAGCCAAAACACCCGCAGCTAGAGCCCATTCACAATGTTTCTGATCCAGAGGCTTTGCGCTTTCCCAGGCCTAACCTTTCTCCTGATGTGGTTGCTGGGGCCGGTGTTGTAAGAACGATTGATGACAACAAAGTCATGTCTACTACGGGTGATCCGATAGGTTCTGAGTTTAGTATAGATGGCGCAACAGGTTCTGTTGGAACAGTAACGGTGGTGACAACATGAGTTTTACATTAGCAACACTGAAATCTACGGTTCAATCTTACTGCGAGACTTCAGAGACTACTTTTGTAGCTGAGCTTGATACTTTTATTGAAGAAGCTGAAGAGCGCATATTGAAGAATGTAGAGCTGCCTGTGTTTAGAAAGAATGTCACGGGCAACGCAACAACAAATTTTCCATACCTCGCAACACCATCAGACTTCTTGGCTACATATAGTCTAGCCTTGATTGTAAACAGCGTTTACACCTATCCGCTTTTTAAACATGTCACGTTTATAAGGGACTATACGCCTAACGCAACAACAACAGGTGCAACAAAGTATTACGCCTTGTTTGATGACAACACGTTTATCCTGGCGCCCACACCAGATTCAGATTATTCCTTTGAGCTTCACTACAAGTATCGGCCAGCGTCACTAACATCTACTTCTGGAACAGATAAAACCTGGCTGTCAGACAATGCTCCTGACGCACTCTTGTATGGCACTCTTGTTGAGGCAGCCACCTTCTTGAAGATACCTGAAGAAGCTGCTCAGTATGAGCAAAGATTTTCTCTTGCTATGGCTGCGCTCAAGCGTCTTGGCGAAGGCTATGGGGCAAAAGATGAATACAGATATGACATTGCTAGGAGTTAAGATTGTCTTTGTTTGAAGCATCCACTCTTGAGATGGGTAGCGTTTTAGTATCAACGACTCAAGACAAAGGGCACGATCCAGAATTTTGGGCAAAGGCTGCGGCAGATAGGATTGTTAGCGTTGGCGGAAACTGCCATCCTTTGATTGCTCAACAAGCAGAAGCTTTCAAGCAGTCTGTCGAGAAAACTGTAGAATTTTACATCAAAGAAGCTATCAAGAGCGACAGAACGACTTTGATAGCAGAACTAGAAAGACAGGGCCATGCTGACATGGCAAACATAATCAGGAGTTTGTAATGGCTATAACGACAGCAATGTGCACAACGTTCAAGAAAGAGCTTTTGGAGGCCGTGCATAACTTCAAAAACTCAGGGGGCAACACGTTCAATCTTGCGTTGTACACAAGCTCCGCCTCGTTAGGAGCGAGCACAACAGCATATACGACCTCTAATGAAGTGTCTGGCACTGGCTATACAGCCAAAGGTGCATCACTGACTCGTGTTGATCCCAGCAACGATGGAACCACCGCAATCACAGACTTTTCTGATTTAACGTTTTCATCTAGCAGCATAACTGCACGAGGGGCGTTGATATTCAATGACAGCGCATCTGGTGATCCAGCTGTTTGTGCACTAGATTTTGGCGCAGACAAAACATCTAGCTCTGGTGACTTCACGA